AATTATTATGCAATTTCACTAATAGAGGAAAATAAGAATAATATACCAACATGGTATAATTTAAAAAAAAAAATGAAATATAAAACAAATTTAGAAATATTATATGGAAAACATAATGATGGTGATATATATCAATTAATTAATATATTTAATATTATAAACACTATAGGTAAAAACTCATGTGATATTGTAACAGCAGATGGTGGTTTTGATTTTACAACAGATTTTATTAATCAAGAATATAATTTTACAAGATTATTTATATGTGAAATTGTATTAGCATTAAATTTACAGAAATTAGGTGGTAATTTTGTAATAAAATGTTTTGATCTAACAAATATTTTAAGTTTAAAGATATTTTATATATTATGTCATCATTATGAAAAAGTAATTATATCAAAATTACATACAAGTAGAAAAACTAATTCAGAAAGATATATTATATGTAAAAATTTACAATCTTATATAGAACCATCTATAATTAAAAACTTATTTAATGTAATATTAAAATGGGATAGTATTATTAAAAATAATACAAAATTAATTGATATATTTGAGTTTGACTTAAATAAAACATTTTTAAATAAATTAGAAGTATATAATAGTTGGTTTTTTGAGAAACAATTAGATATTTATAAATATATTATAAATATAAATAATAATCTTTCTAATAATTTAATAAATAATATAATCAAACAAATAGTAATAGAAAATATAGAAAAGTGTATGTCATTTTGTAAATTAAATAATATATTTATAAATTATCAAAGTTATTTTATTATTACTGATATAAACAGTATAATTAATACTCATTTTATTTTAAATAAATAACTTGAGGTCCTGAAAAATAAATCCATAAACATTCATATATAAATAATACTATACCAAATAATAGTAATATATAATCATTATATTTATATCCACAATATACTAAATAAGGAGAAAAAATAAAAACAGCAAATAATCGTCCATATTGGTCTGTCATATATTATTAAATTTATTTAATTTATCTAATTTATCTAATTTATCTAATTTATCTAATTTATCTAATTTATCTAATTTATCTAATTTATCTAATTTATCTAATTTATTTTGCTAATTATAACTTTATTGTATAATATTGTCTTAACCAGTATAAAATACTTAATACTATACCTATTACTAAACCCTTATACTGTTCATTATTAGGAATAGGTAAATACTCTTTACTAGTAAATAATATTAAATTATACCAACTAATAATACCTATTATTACTGTCAAAAATAGTGTTATATAACTATTTTTATTTATCATAATATATATATTATATAAAAAAATATATATTATATAAAAAAATATATTATATATATATATATATAAATTATGAGTTACGGTATTTATAATAATGCTACTGATTTTTATAATAATTTGCAAATAAATAATAAAGTTAAATATAATATTAATAGTGATAGTACTGTAGTAGGAACTGTAGTAAGTTTAAGTGCTTTAGGTGTAAAAGCTATTGTTATTGTAGCAGATGATAAAAAAAAATATATAATTTTTCCTAAAAATGCATCTATGTTAGAAATTCATGAATAATTAGATTCTTAAGTAGTACCACTTGTATTAATTTTGTAATTAGATATTTCATGAACTATATTTTCTACATCATCTAAACTTATATCAGTATTCTCAACAGTAAAATATTCATTTAGTGACTCTATGGGATATATTATTATTAATAATTTGACTAAAGATAAACTTAAAATAATTATTCTTCCCATTTGAGTTTGTGGGTAAATTTCACCATAACCACTTCCGGTAAATACAATACTAGTATAATACATACAGTCAATTAGATTACTACTTTCATTTAATCCAAAAAAATGATTATTTTTTCTTAATGCAAATATAAGATAAGTATATATAATAATAGTTGGAATATAAAACATTAATCTTTCGTAAATTTTATCAAAAAATTTATCAAGCTTCATTATATAATATTATATATATATTATTTTTTTTATATTTCATTTATACTATTAAGTTTGTTTTTTTAACTACTTACTGATTTTTGAGAGTTTTGCACAATATCCTTTACGGCCAAATAAACATTTTTATGTTCTGAAGTAGTTGATGTATACATAACTACTTCTATAATAATTATAAATTTAAGTAAACTCAATAATATAATTAACATTTTTGCTTGTTTACTTATAGGATGTACACCTACATAACCACAACCCATAAAAGAGCAACATACATAAGATATAACTTCCATAAAAGAAGACTCATAAGTTAATCTTTTAAAATTATTATTGTATTTAAGTAAATTTATTATTACTACAAATACACCTATTACTATAAAATATGATATTATACGAATCATAATATATTATATAATATATATAATATAAAAAATAATTAATTTATTTTGAATATTTTGAAGTCTATATATTTTTAAGTGGAATAAGAACTTCTTGATTACAAAAAACTATTGATTTATATTCATTCGATTCATTAATAGTAATTTTATTAAAATCACATAATGAAAATTCTAATTTAGAAATTCCTTTTTCATATGTATTATTTATATAATATAGACCAGGAATGGTATTATTATATTTATTATATAATGTAACTTTATTATAGAAATTATACGGTTCTGAACTATTACTAATTGTTTTTTTATTATCAGAAGTATCTTTTGTTTCTACTGTTAATTTAAACTTATCTAATATTTTTTCATTAGTTATTTCAGTAGAATTACTATTATATAAACTAGGTGTTTCTAATAATATATCTTCTGATTTATAATTAATAATATCAACATATTTAAAAACATTATCTTCTAAAATATGTTTTTTAATATAAAATACACCTAAGTTATCTACACCCATTCTAATAGAAGTATTTGTAGATTCATGTTCCCATTTTGAATTTGATATTAGTTCAATATTAGAACTATATGATACAGTATTATTATTTTTTGATGAATCATTCCAATCATATTTATTATTATAGTCTAGATTTGTAAAATTTAATAAATCATTTTTATTTTCTCTTTCAGCATGTCTAAATACAACAAACATTTCATTAATCTTTTCACTAATATTTTTTGAAATAATAAAACTATATTGTTTTACTGAACCATCGCTATTAGTATTTGTATCTAATACATTTTCCAATCCTATTTGACTAAATAGTCCACTATATTTAATATTTTTTTTATTATATGGTGTAGTTTTTATTAGATTTAAACTAATTTGAGCTTTACATATATTATCATAAAATAGATTTATTGCATTTACTGAAGTTTGTATATTTTGAATATTGTTATTTATTGGGTCACCTGTAGGATCTAGTAAAAAATTATTAATACTAGTATTTCCATTAGTTAATGGTTTTATTTCATATTTATTTATTAATACATCAAACATAGATAAATTATTAATATTACTATTAGAATCTAAATGTGCAGAGTTACTAAAATTTGGAATTTTATTATTAACAAAATTTATTGAAGGGGGTAATCTAATATTAGTTTCATAATTAGTTGTAGTAATTGAACTATTACTATTCGATAATGTAAAATCCTCGGGTTGTAATAAAACAGTATATAATTCATTTATTGGTCGAAATGTAATAGTAATTTTTATTTCTTGTATATGACTAAGTGGTAAAATATCTTTTATATTATTACAAAAATAAAAATTTAAAGGAATATAAATAGTTTTGGAAGGAATTGATGCGGGCTTATTATAATTAAAATCACTTGAAATATTTACAATATTTGCTTTTTTTGTGTTTGTATCATCAATTATCCATTTATATGTTTCTCTATTTAAATGAGATACGGGATATACATTATTTCTATTACTCGAATTGGCGGGGTCATATAATTCAGGTGTATGTCCAATTAACTCATAATGTATTTTTTTTTCTTCTTCTGATAAATTAATTTCATTCCAAATATATAACCACTCGGTATACGTAAATAAATCAATATTAGTACTAGTTTTTGTTTTATTATTAAATTTTATATTACATTTAGCATTTTTTATAATATTATAACCTAAATATTTAATCCATTTAAATTGTCTACTAGAAGAAGAATAAATTGCAGGTAATGTTAATCTAACAAATATTTTATGTAAATAATCCTTACCACTATCATAAGTTTTATTTGATGAATCATTCTTTATTGTATATGTAAATTCATTACCATTTTCTACATTAAAATTTTCAGTAATATATGATTTTATATAATCATTCATATATATATTTAAAATTGATTTTATATTTATAAATATTTAAAATGGAAATTAATTCAGATGAACTAAATCATGTATTTAATAAATGCATTAATGAACAATTAATTAATATTATTTCTAATATTTGTGAGGGTGAAAATCTTAATTATGTAGAAATTGTAGAAAAATATGGTCTAGTAAATACATCGATTAAGAGAGATTTTAAACCAAAGAAAAAAAGAGAATTAAAGATTCCATTGCCACATGACCGTTGTAATGCTATTGCTTCAGAAGGTGAACAATGTAGAAGATCTAAAAAGGATGATACAGATTTTTGTAGAAGACATAAAGTTAAAAGAACATATGGAACAATTCTCGATAAACCTGTTACAAATAATAAAATAGAAAATAAAGTTATTATTCAAAAAAAAAATGATACTATTGATGAGGAACTTGAAATTGAACATAAGGGTAATTTAATTACACTTGAAGATGGAACAGAAGTAATATTTATTCCTACAACGGGTTTATGTTATTCTTATGGAATTGAACCGCGACTACTTGGTACATTAAGCAGTGATTTAAAAAAAATAGTAGAATCTGATTAAGTTTATAAAAAAAAAATAATATATACATTAAATTAATGACTACCAAATTTTTAGATAATATATATAATAAATTATGCGAAAATAAAAATATTAAAGAATCATTATTAAATATAAAAAAATATATTGATTATAGTTTTATTTTTTTATATATAGCTATAATATTAATTTTAATTATATTTCTTATAACTATAGTTTTATTATTAACAATTATATATTTATTAAATAAAACACAAAATCTATAAATCTTATAAATTTATAATTAAAAAAATGATTTTAATTCTAATTGTTTATCACCTTTTATATTTGTAGTTGTAGGTAAATCTATTGGATTTAAATCGTTATTAATTTTTTTTAAGTATAACTCATGACTTTTAATATTATTAACAATATTTTTAACACAGTAAGTTACGACTAAGTTATTTAAACGATTTAATTCTGTCTTAAATTCTGTTTTATTTTTATAATTATTAGTTGCATTATTTAAATATACTGACCTCATAATTATAATAAGTTCATTTTTAGATTGTTTTGATATTTTATATTTATACTCATTATTTATAATATTAATAATCTTAATTTGTATTAAATTTATATTTTTTTGAGATAAAAATATTTGCGACATTAAATTACTTTCAGATATACCCTCTATTGCAATTTTATCTATATTTTTTTTATTTATATCCATTATAATATATATAATATTTAAAATTGATATTATTAAATTATATATTTAAAAATGGAATATAGTGAAAACCCTGATATATGGTCTTTATATAATAGTTTTGAGGAAAATATTGATGAGAATATGAATGAGAATATGAATGAGTATAATGATGAAAATATAAATCATAATATAAATGAGTATAATGATGAAAATATGAATCATAATATAAATGAGTATAATTATGAAAATATGAATAATAATATAAATGAGTATAATGATGAAAATATGAATAAAAATATGAATAAAAATAAACAACTTCCTATTATAAATGAAAATGATGAAGAAAAATGTATAAATTGTAATCAGTATAATGATTTTAAAATTGAAGACGGATATAAATGGTGTAGTGAGTGTGGTGAAAATAATGGAATTTATATTGATATATCTCCGGAATGGAGATATTATGGTTCAGAAGATAGTAAATCAAGTGATCCTACACGTTGTGGACTACCTGTAAATAATTTATTATATAATATGTGTTGTGGTACAATGATTAGTTCGCGTGGAAATAGTCCTGAAGTAAAAAGTCTTAGAACAATTCATAAATATATTACAAGTAATTATAATGATAGAGCAATATTATCTATATTTGAAGGATTAAATATTATTGCATTAAATAATAATATTAATTCAATGATTGTAGAAGATGCTAAAAAAATTTATAAGGATATACGAGATGTTAAGATATGTCGTGGTATAAATAGAGATGCATTAATAGCTACATGTTTAATGACTAGTTTAAATATAAATAATGTATCACGTAGTCAAAAAGAAATTGCAGAAATATTTAATATTAATCAAACATATATTACACAGGCACGAAAAAAATTATTAGGGTTAAATAATTACATTAAGAATAATCTAAATTATAATATTAATATTACAACACCTGAAAATTTTGTGCCACGTTTTTGTTCTTTATTAAAAATTGAAGAAAAATATGTTTCATTAATGAAACTAATTTGTAAAAAAATTCAAAAACTACCAGATATATCTGAAAATACACCTCCGGCTATAGCTAGTGGAGTAATATATTTTATATGTTATTTATGTAAATTAAGTGTTACAAAAAAACATATATCAGATATATGTAAAATATCTGAGGTAACAATTAATAAATGTTTTAAGAAATTATTAATATTTGTAGATTTATTATTTTCTGAATCATTAAAAAAAAAATACAATATAAATTATACTATTAAAATAAAATAATAAAACATTATTATATATGGTAAATAGTTTTACTCAAAAAATAGATTTTGATAAAACTACATTTTCATTAAATTTAGTAGATTTTAGAAAATTTTTGATTGATAATAATGTTACGGTATCTATTGTTAGTTTTGCGGTAGCGTACTATTTAAAAGAACTAATAGATTCATTATATGAAAACATTATTTTTTGTGAAGATAATTTAGATTCTGTTAGAAACTATTCAGTATGTATATTAAATATAAGATTATATATTGGTAAATTTTTAATTACTTTAATAAAATTTACAATTAGCATATTACTTGTTTTTTACATAGCACGTTTTTTAAATGATTTCATAAATTAGAAAATATTAAAAATATAAGAATATAATTATAAATTTTAATTATTTTTTTTTTACTTATTAAAATATTTGTTTTATATATATGTATCTTGAATCAATATACAATGAAAATATATTAGTAAATATTAATGATTTAAATAAGTTTTTAAAATCTAACTCAAATATAAATGATTTATTATTAGAAAATTTACAGTTAAAAATAGGTAATAAATGTAATAGCGATGGTTTAGTTTTAAAAAATTCCATAAATATAATATATAGAGATTGTGGCATTTTTAAACATAATGAAAACATATTATATAAATTAAAATACAGTGCAAAAATTTTATTCCCTACTGAAGGTTGTATTTTAAATAATTGTAAAATTATATTTATTAGTAGTATTTTGTATATTGCCAAAATGAAGGAATATAACCTAATAATTATTTTGCCTAGAAATTTTATAAAAACACAAATAGATATAAAAAAAACTAAATATTTAAATGTATTATGTTTAGAAAAGTACTATGAATTAAATGATAAATTTATGTTTATTATAGGTATACCATATTCAAATTCCATCAATATGGAAAAAATTAATAATACACTCGAAGATGATAATATGTGTAAAAATATTTATAATAATATTACAGATTTTAAAGAAGAATACAAAAATCTTTTTAATAAACTAGAAGATGATGAAGAAGATAATTTATTAATTGAATATGAAACTAGAATAAATGAAAATGAATTAAATAATGTATTAATAAAATTTATTGAGAATTTAGATTTACATCTTAAAACAAATTATAAAGATATTATTTTTAAAATAAATACTAGTTCATTGAATACTTATAATTCTATTTATAATATTTACGATTTGTTAAACCTAAATATGGATAGTTTAACTAAATATAATATTTATACCAATTATGATTTATATAATAAAAATAAGAATCAACTTGTATATAAAAACTTTATACAAACTAATAATTCATTTACATTAACTAATAGTATGACATATTGTTATATTACTAGTTCATTACAATTATTAAAAAATTGTAAACTATTTATAAGAACATTTTATGATTTAATTGATAAAGAAGAATCCACATTAGATAAAAATGAAAATAAATATAAATTATATAAACAGTTAAATAAAATTTTTACTGGACACCAAAATAATATTGATGATTTGTGTGAAATATTAGAATCATATAATAAATCTGAAAATCTAAATTTTGATTTATCAAGATTAAATAATATATCGGATTTTATTACTTTCTTATTTACAATATTAGACAATAAAATTGATAATACACTTTATATTAAAAATGTATATGATGATGTTGATATTAAAATAAATAAAACAAATGATACAAATAGTATAGGGAGTTATATAAATAAAATAAATACATTTAATAAAAATAGCATTCTTAATAAATTCTATAACATTAATGTATCTGAATATAAATGTACTACTTGTTCATTTAGATTTTATCATATTAAAAATAGTTTAAGTTGTAATTTATTTACTGCTAATAATGATAATATATCTAAATGTATTCATAGTTTAAATATGCTTCCAACATTTATGGATGGTTTAGAGTGTAATGTGTGCAATAATAATAGTGTATATAAATCTACATATTTATATTTAAATGATACTGATTATTTAATATGTAATTTAAATAGAGTATTATTTGAAGAAACTTTAAATAAAGATAAAAGTGAACTATTTATAAATAATAGAATAACATTTAAAAATATTGATATTAGTTCAACAAATACTATAAAAACAAATGATTATGTACTTGACTTAAAAACAGTTATATGTCAAAATGGAACACTTAGTAATGGTCATTATATATGTTTAAATAAAGATGCTAATAATTCCTTTAAATTATATGATGATAATAAAAAATATATTGTTACACTTGATAAATTTTATATAAACACATTATTTAAATCAAATGTATGTAATATTGTATATCAATTAAATAATATTAATAGTCCTTTATCAGATATATTATTATTAGAATATGAAAATGATTATTTAAATGAACAAATAACTGATACATTTATTAATTATGTTAAAAATAATAATAGATTAGGTATTAATATTAATCCTCCTGTTATTAGTGGCGGTAGTTCTCAAGTGATGGCAAATACAAATAGTAATATATTAATAAAATTATTTAATTTAGATTTAAATGAAAATAAGAAAAATTACATTGATTTACTAAATGACTTTTTCAAAAATATAAAAGATATTAATTTAGTTAAAGAAGAATTATTTAATAATTTATTAAATGATTACTATGATACAAATATTTCTATTATATTACCGAGATTTGAAGAATTATATATTTATATAATACATAAATTTACTTTTAGTTTAAAAGATAAATTAATACATAAGACCATTTCACCAATTCAGTTCTTAGAAGATAACAGTTTATTTAAAACCTTACCTAATATAAACATTGGTACAAGTGGATATAATACAAGTAATACAAACCATTGGGATGTTATATATGAAGTATCTAGTAATAATTTAGAATTATATTCGAATCATTTTAATAGTATAGAAATAAATGATACATATTATCAAGATTTTGATGACTCATATTGGTCTTATTTACAAGATAAACTAAAATCATTAAATTCAACAAATGCACGTATGTCTGTCAGTATTGTAGTTAATAAAAAAATAATGGATATATTATTAAATGACTTAGATGACGATGATGATGAATTAACAGAATTAACTAAGTTATTTATGGGTGAATTTGATACATATTACAATACAAAAATAGAAAAAATAGAAAATTATCTTCATAATATTGTATTTATTTTTGATTCAAGTTTTGTTTACAATACTACTAATTTTAAAAAATTACAAGTATTTGAAAAAATTAGTAGTATTGTAAACAAAACTACTAATTTTAAAAAATTACAAGTATTTGAAAAAATTGATTTAGATGATATTAATTTAGTATTTGAGTTTAATGATGATTCATGGTTTAATAATACTGTTGCAACATATTGTCAAGAAAATATGTATAGTATTGCTTCTTTAATTATAAATAATAATAATAATGATTTCGGTTATAATTTATCAACTAATATAGATTATACAAATTTACACGACTTTAAAGTAAATTATATTAAATTATATGGTTCTATAAGTAAATTTAATGGTAGTCATGAAAATGACTTATTTACATTAATAAACTCTATTATAATAAAAACTAATAAAAATGATAACTTATCACAATTAGAAAATGGTGATAAATTGCAATATATATATTTTAATAATATTGAAACTGACTTAACAAATAAAAGATATAGGACACAAATAAATGAACTTGATATTAATAATCAACCTAAATTTAATAAATCTAATTCAACTACATCAGACACTATTGAATCTAATTCTACTCAATCAGATAATATTGATAAATTATCCGAAGTCACAAAAAAAAGTGATGATGTTGATGATGTTGATGATGTTAATGATGTTAATGATGTTAATGATGTTGATGATGTTGATGATGTTGACGATGTTGACGATGTTGATGATGAAAAAAAATTAGATTCTATAGAATTAGAAAATATGGAAAGTATTGATTCAGAAACATATACAGAGAATTTAAATATACCTTCTGCAGTATATGATGGAAAATGTTTATACAAATTATTACAAAAATTAAACAAATTAAAATAATTTAGAAAAATAAAGTTATAAGAAAATATAGAATGAAGGATGAAAAGAAAAAGATAAGTGACACAATGATTACTAATTTGCTTTATAAATTAACTATTATTTCTTACTTAAAACAAGGTGAAAAATTATATTGTGATAAAGATTCTAATATTTTCGTTGATAATTCTTATATGCCATCACTTTCCAGATATTTTTTAAATCAAAATAGAGAAATTACTTCAAAATTATTAAATGAGTTAATTAATGATATTATTTATGTAACAGATTTTGTTTATAGAAATGAGATTAGTGTTAAAAAAAATGAAAAAGAAAAAAATGATAGACAACTTAGAACATTTTTTAAAGAATCTAATGATAAAATTCTAAAAAACTTTTATATAAAATTAACTTGTTCATTAGATGGATTAAATAATCTTAAGTTAACATATAATAGTGATATGTCAATTAAAACATCGTTGGATTTATTAATAAAAAAAATTGAATCACGTATTAATAAATTAGAAAATATATTAGTTATAGCAATTTAAGTTTAATTAATTATTAAATTGATTATATTTATTATATAAATAATGAAATCATATAAAACACATTATGTAACTTTACCAGGTTCTCCATATTGGAATACAATTAATTATGATAATAAAGATAATCAACCTGATTATAATTTTGATTTAGAGAAAATATTAGAAACTGAACACTTAATTTATAAATTATTACACACAATCAATGATTCTAATTCAGTTAAAAAAACTTATTTAGAATATATTGTTTATAAAAAAAGAAGTAAATTGTAAAAAAAAAGGTCTTAGGGGG